TCGCGCGCGCTGAACGTGATCTCCGTCGCTCCGGGGGACACGCGGTCGAAGCCGTCCACGAAGCCGACCCACTGCACGACGCCGTTCACCCGGAACGCGATCGTGGAGCCGGGCGGGCACATGCGCATGAGGTCGAGCGACGTCGCGCCGCTCGCGAGCGTGAAGCTCGCCGTGCTTGGGGTCGTGAAGTAGCTGAAGACGACGTCGTACTCCTTGAGGTTCAGCACCTCGCGGCCGTTCACGAGGATGTCGACGGTGTCGAGGGGCGCGCTCATGGCGTGAGGTACCGGACCGACGTGCCCACGCGGATCGCGAGCGCGTCGTCGAGGTCGTTCAGGCGGAGGATTTCGAGCGCGTGCGCGGGGTCGCCGAAGAGCTTCAGGGAGACGTCGACGACGCTCATCTTGTCACGGTCCGTCGTCCACGCCGCGAGGGGCCGCGACGCCACGAGGGAGTTGTTCTTCATCTTTGCGACCGTGCCCCACAGAGACAGGGTCGCCCGCATCGCCGCGGAGCCGTCCACGGTGCCGAGCACGGGCGCGCGGGCGAGACGGTTCACGCGGTCGAAGAGGCCGTCCACGCGGGCGTGCTGGTAGTCCGCCACGAACTCGGCGCTCTCGACGATCGCGAGGTACTTGTCGAGCTCTTCAAGGACGCGGTCGAGGAGGTCCTGCGCGACGGGGTCCGCGAGCTTCTCCACCTCGAACTGCACGGTGGTGACGAGGGGCGTGATGCTCTTCGACGTGAACGTGATGAGCTTGTCCGCCGTGTACTGCTCGGCGTTGTCCTCCAGGAACGTGAACTCGACGCTCTCACCACTTCGCACGCTCGCGAGGAGCCGGCGCGGCCACTCGATGCACTTCGCTGGGAGGTCACGGCCGAGGTTCGGCACGTAGAGCGGGAGCGTCTGCTCACCTTCGCAGAGCGAGATCAGCTGCGAGAGGCGGTCCGGGTAGAGGTCCGGCCATGATGGCATGTCGGTGTGGAAGTCGCTCTCCACGCGGATCTCGTACGCGCGCCGTGACAGCGACTCGACCTCTCCGCCCGGCCGATGGAGGTACTCGTGCAGGTGATGCCGGAGCGAGCCCTTGATGGAGATCGAGCGGTAGGGAAACTCGATGTCTCCGAAGGAGAGCTTTTTGAAGCCGTCGAAGATATCGGTCACTGAGGTACTGTCCCGCCTGTGGGCGCGCTGGGCGAACTACCTGGTTGATTCACCACCATGACCTTCTTGGTGGTCCGCGCGTCCGCGATCATCTGCAATTTAAGCGACTCAATCGCCTCTTTCACGCCGGCCATGTTCGACTTCAACGCTTCCAGCTCTGTCTTGCCGCCAATCTGGGCCGCGCCCTGTCCCCCGGCCGCAAGCTCTTGAGCGGCACCAAGTTCCTTGTTGGTCGCATCTCCAAACGGATTGATGTAATCCCAAAAGCTGACGCCTTTTTCCGCGAGCTTGACCTGCTTTGAGCCGCTTGCATACGTCTCCTCAAGCTGTTTGAGCGCCTCTTCCTTGGAGATGCGCCCCGCGGCGACGTCGCGCGCCATCTGTCCCGTAGCACCGGCCTTGATCTGTGTCCCTACTCCCTCGGTCTGTCCCTCGTGCCCCTCGTCAAAGGTACTCTTCAGATAGATATACCCCGTGACGGCCGTTGCCGTAAGGGCACCGATCGCGAGCCCGCCTGGCCCTAGGCTACTCAGACCGCCCGCGATGGCTTTGCCGGCCATCTCGCCGATCATCGTTTTTGCAATGGCCGCCGCAATACTCCCGCCAATGACCGTTGCAATCGCAGCCCAAGGGTGTTCGGAGGCACTGGCCACCAACCCCGCGAGCGCGTCCGCAAGCCGAAGCGCGGGACCTTCCACCTTCTCCAGCGCGGGCAACAGCCGCGCCGTCATCCCCTCGATAATGGTGTCGAATTTGTTCTGGAACTCTGCCGCCTTGGCCTCGCGGCTGTTGCCCGAGAGGTCGAACCGCTTTTTGACGTCGTCCGCGGACATCGTCTGGGCGAACTTCGCGAACTCGTCGTGCACTGCGCGGATACCAGCGTCTCCGCCGCCCGCCGCGGTGTACTTCGCGGCAAAGCCGGTAATCACGCGACGACTGCCCTCGTTCTGGAAGAACTTGGAGAGGTCGGCCATGTTGCCGCCGCTCTTCTTCAGGTAGTCCGTGATGATCTTCTCGGGCGATCGAAGTTTCGTCTTCGTGTCGTCCGTGAACACCTGGATTCCGGCCTGCTGAAAGCGCTCGAGCGCCTTCCCCTTTGTGATGTCGTTGGAGAAGGCCTGTGCGGCATTGGTGGCCTCGCGAGCGCTCGCGGCGCCGCCGGTCATCGCAATCTGTGCGAGCGAGGACAGGATGCCGATGTTTTGCGCGCGCGAGCCCTCAAACTTGAAGGCGCCTGCGGTGATCCGCCCCATGTATCGGGTGAAGTCCTTGACCTCGACAGCGCCCTTCGCGGACTGGGTCGCGACGAGAGTCATGATTTCAAGCAGACGTTCGGCCTTGTCGGGTCCGTCCTCCAGCGTCTTGTTGACGTCACCGGCGGCGGAGACGAGCTCGTTGACGTCCGTGCCTGTGGCGCGCGCGATCTTGCCGAGATCGGCGAGGACCTTCTTGCCCGTCTCCAGATCCGACGACTTGGAGACGAAGTCTTCAAGCCCTTTCGCGAGCGCCCCGAAGTCCTGCTTTGATGCGATGCCGGCCGTTCGGATGGTGCTGAGCGTCGCCTGGACGTCCGCTTCGTTCGCGTTCTTGTCGAGCGCGCCCATGCCGGAGATCGTGGCGCGCCGAGCGGTCGCATCGAGATCCACGCCGCGGCGCACGGAAGAGCTCACGTCGAACGACACGCCCAGCCCGCCCATTACCTCGCCGGCCACGCGCGCCGCCGCACCGGCCGCCTTGCGCATGAACCCGAGCGCGTCGCTGGCGATCTTTTGCCGACGTTGCGCTTGTGCCGCGTCCGCCTTCTCCCCTTCCCTCTGTTCCTCTCGGAAATAGCGCTCGCGGATCTTGGCGACATGCTTCAGAGCCCGCTCTTTGGCTCGCTCCTCCGCCCGCGCGTGTTTCTCGACGTCGCGCAGGATCTGGTTGTTTTCCTTCTCGCGAATGCGATCCAGTTCGGCTTGAGCTTTCTTGGCCTCGTCGACGCGGGCCTTCGCTTCGCGCTTTGCCGCAGCTTCGGCGCCCTTGTTGGGCTTGGAGAAGATGTCGTCAACCTTCGCCTTCGCGCGCGTGGCTTCCGTGACGAAGTCGGTCATCACGGCGGACACACCGCGGCCGAGCACCGCGGAGACCGTGATGCGGTAGTCGCGCTCGACAGCCATCAGGGAGTGCCGCGGGGGCCGTACGTGCGGAGCTGCACGACGTAGGACAGGAGTCGGCGGAGCTGCGCGGCAGCGAGGCGCGCATCGGTGTTGCCGCTCTTCGCGGCCACGTCGAGCCCGTCGAAGAAGGAGCCGTCCTCGAGGCGCGCGCCGAGCTTCCGCACGTCCTCGGCGGAGAGCTCTGGCCACACCTCGGAGGTGCGGATCGCGAGCGCGTCGTATTCGTCCATGAGCCGTGCGAGCCCGTCGTCGGTGAACCGCGTGGAGACGAGCGAAGGGTCGCCCTCCTTCGCGCCGGCCTCGCGCATCATCATCGTCCCGTCCTGTTCGCCCACGTGCGCGGCGTCGGGGGCCGTGCCCCAGAGCGGCGCGTTCACGTTCGTCGGGTGCGTGAGAACGGTGCCGAGCAGGTAGTGGATCCGCGCGACGTCGTAGATGGTCATCCACCGCGGGTCCTCGTGCGAGCGCTTCGGCAACAGGAGGTCCGCGCGCGCCGTGGCTTCGGCGGCGATGCGGTGTTGCTCGTCACCGCTCGCGAGGCGCATGCCCACCTTGAGCGGCCCGGTCGGGCGCCCGCTCCACGTCGCCACGAACGAGCGCGGCCCGAGCGTGAACGTGTGCGGCGGCTCGGGGGCGAGCTTGATGTCGGAGGCCTTCATGGGATGATCTTGCGGCGCCTCAACTCGGCGCAGAAGTCGAAGAACTCGCGTCCGCGCTCTGTTTCTCGGATCCAGACGGCAACAGCGGCAGGCGAGGCGAGCAGAGCAGGCGTACCGACTCCGTCGCGAAATTCACCAGCGTGCCGCGCGGCAAATCGACGAAAGGGAGGGCGGGATCCTCGCCCCTCGCCTCCGCGGCCACCGACTCGTACACGAGCGCGAGGTACTCCTCGGGCTTCTGTCCGCGCTGCGGGTTCGGCGATCGCTCGCGCTGAAAGGCCTTCTGCTGGAAGAAGAGCAGCGCGCACCGGCCGTCGTCGAGGAGGCGACCGTTTGCGATCTGTTCCAGGCTCGCGAAGAAGGGCTCGCGCTTGTCGGTAACGTCCGGGTCCACGCACGCGCGCAGGAGCGTGTGGAGCATGAGCCCGCGCTCGTACTGGCCGTTGCCGGGCTTCGGGTCGCCCACCTTGTGGGCGCGCGCGAACTCCACGGCGCCCTCCTCGATGTCCGCGTCGTCGCCGGGCGTCAGGAGCACGAGCGCGAGCCGGATCGGGGTCACGCCGTCAAGCGCGGTGAGCTCGGCGATCTGCCGCGCGTCGGGTGTCGCGGTGAGGACCGCGAGGATGTTGGCGAATTTTGCCATCAGCCCGGGATCACGCGCACGGCGCCGCTGAACTTGTGCGAGCCGTCGGTCTGCCCCTTCGCGACGTCGCCCTTGACCGTCGTGCTGTCGAAGGTGCCGGTCACCTCGAGCATCGCCCCGTCGTATTGGAACGTGAGCGAGCACCACGTCTGGTTGATCGTTGCGGTCGCGACGTCGAAGCGCGAGCCGCCGACAGCAAAGATCGTCTCGTAGGACGCCTCGCACGTGGGCTTGCCCTTGCTCTTGATGATGTCGTCCGCGGTGACGAGCAGCGCTACGCCCGACTTGATGTCGAACGAGACATTGGTCATCTCCGCGACCTTGCGCCCCTGGACTTTCAGGATTCCGACTGCGGTCTGTCCCATGGTGTTTCAGTCCTTCAGGACGCGACGAACTTCGTCTGCGCGATGGTGCCTTCGAGCTGGTACGTGTGCGGCAACACGATCACGGGCGTGTACTGCACGAACCGCGGCGTGGCGGTCGTGGGGCGCATGCCGACGACGGTCGGATGCGTGTCGACGCCGGTGATCCACTTGTCGCGCTCGCGCGCCTTCATGTAGAGCGTCACCTGTTGCTGCCAGTCCTTCGGATACGTGACGCCAGCGGGGACGTCCGCCTCTTCGCCGGGCGCGGGATCCGAACGCAAATAATGGTGCGCCGTCGAGTCCTCGCTGTCGGTGTAGGCCTGCCAGAGCGAGCCGATGCCCTCGTTGATCACGTCGGGCACGCGCGCGGCAGCGACGTCGATCGTGCCGGTGTCGACCTCGCCCGTGGCGGTGAGCGAGCGTGTGGTGATCGCGCGCGGCATCACGACCACGCCGTTGCGCGTCGGGAATGGCGTCAGGCCCACGTCAAGCGCGGCCACCTGGCGCGCGCGCGACATGCGCTTCGAGGCCGCTTCTTGCGGGACGAAGGGCGTCGGGACGTCGCCGTATTTCTGGTTGGGGTTCGTCTGCTCGCGTTGGTGCCGGAGCCCAGCGAGCCAGGCTGCGACCTCTTCAGCGGGCGTCTCGCCCTCCTCGTAGTCGCCGAAGCCGAACCGCACGTTGTCGAGCGTCGTCTGCGCGAGCGAGGTGCTGGCGGCGAGCGTCTTCGTGGCCGCGACCACGACGTTTCCGAACCTGCGAACGAGCGGTCCGCACTGCGCGTCGAGCCACGTCTCCAGGCGTCCGAGGTTTGTCGCGTCGATGATCGCGTCCGCGATCGTCCAGAAGGCCTCGCCGCTGCTTGTGAGCGTGTCGAGGAGCGTCGACATGTTCTCCGTGGCCGCGCCCGACGTGCAGCGCTTGCCGCCGCTCGCGACGGACGAGCCGCCAGTGATCGTGCTTGTGAACCCGCTCGGCTTGTAGGTGAGGTCCTGCCAGACGATGAGGTCGTTGCCGCGCGTGCCGTAGCTCTTCGCGGTGAGCACGACCGCGCCCGCGGTGTTGACCGCGGTGAACGGACAGTTCGCCGTGCCGTTGATGACAGCCTCGAGGGTGTCGCCGAACGTCGTCTCGTCGTCGGTCTCGAGCACGAACGCCTCGATGGGGCAGCCGCCGAGGCGGTATCGGATCGGCCCGGTGCTCCCTGCGGTCCACGTGCCGCCGATCGTGATCGTCGCTGTCGCCGCGGTGTTCGTCGACTGCGTGACCGTCGCGAGTTTGATCTTGGTCGCCGGGAACCAGCGCCGGACCATCACGACCATGCGGTGGAGTTCGTTGCCGGTGCCGCCGGTGAGCGCGATCGCGTCGCTTTCGTCGATCGCGTCGGCGATCATCGTGTCCGGGGTGAGCGTGCCGCCGCCCGAGGCGCACGCGCCGATGAGGAGCAGCGTGCGGATGCTGGTGCCGCCGCCACCAATCCCGAACTTCGTCTGAAGGTAGGGGCCCGGGAGCTTGTCGCTGGCCGACAGCTCGAAGACCTGCCCGATCGGATCGCTCATGCTACTTCACCTCGGCGGCGGGGGCCGCGACGGGCGCATCCCAAGGACGCGCGAGAACAGGAGTCGCGTCTGCGATCTCCGCGGGCTTGATGGTCTTGAGCTTCAGCGCGGCATCCCACGCGTCCACGTCCGGCTCTTCGCCATGGCTCGCGACGTACTCCGCGATCGCCTTCTTCTTGAAGGCTACGAGCACCTCCGCGGGCCGGAGGAACACGACGCCGCAGAGCTTGGCCGTGACCTCGTCCTCCGCGATCAGCGTGCCCTCCTTGACGTACTGCCGATGCAATTCCGTGTCGACGATCTCGACGGGCTTCTCGGCCCATCGAATCGACGTCTTGCGCCGGCGATACATCGGCTCGCGCTTCTGGTTCTCGGGGTCCGGAGCGATGCTTTTCGTCATCACGGCGCCGATGAACTCGATGGCGCCGGGGCGGGCCACGGTCGGGTCGACGCGCGCGATGCCGCCGGGCATGCCTTCGGCGTCGAGCGTGTGGAACGGGTTCGGCCGCACGCGCAGAGTGGGAGTCTTTTTCATAGGCTGAATGCGTTGAATGGGTCGTTGTTGCCTTGTGCGAACTCGGCTTCGAGGCCGGCGGCGACAAGCGGATCGGGAAGCTCTTCGGCGTGCTCCGCGAGGTCGAAATCCACCTCTTCCGTCACGTCGACCGTGACCTCGCAAGCCACGTGGACGACGGGCTCACCGACGGCTTGCGCGACGCGGATCGGCTGCGTGGAGACGCCCTTCATCTCCATCCGGAGGAAGCCGCACACGCGCTGCACGAGACTCCCAAGCTTCACGTCGGGGGAGTCGTAGAAGCCGATCGTGAACGAGCCTGTGGTGAGAAGCTGGGCGGGGATCGTGACGCTCACCGGAGTCGCAAAGGACCACGTGCCCACCACCGTCTCGCCGCCGTTGGCGCTCGTGAGGTAGAGCTTGTCCGTGTGCGTCGCGCCGCTGTCGAGCCAGCCCGTGACGATGATCGGATCGGTCGTGTTGTACGCGCCGACCGCGACGGACGTGGAGATCTGGAGGGGGCGGCCGGGCTTGAGCGGGAAGGTCGCGAGCGTTCCGTCGAAGCTCGTGATGGTCGTGAGCGACGTGCTCGAGGTCAGCGCGGCCGCGAGGAGCCCGGTCGGTGCCGCAAGGTCGGAGTCGAGGACCCACGCGCGGTGTCGCGCGAACACGAGGTTGCGATGGAGGCTCGCGGTGACGGCGTTGATGAACGTGTCGCGCTGCCGGCGCTGCGCATCGGCCTCGGTGCGCGGCGGGAGCCATGCGATCGCGATCGGCCAGCGACGACGGTATTCGTCCGCCTTGAAGCGGGCGTGGTCGGCCTTCGCCGTGCGGTAGACGAAGAGGCCGGGGAGGTCTTCCGGGGCGAAGTACCCGAGCCGCGGATCCTGGAACCACACGCGGCGGACTACGCCTTCGCCGAGGCGCACACCGTCGATCGCCCGTGGCTGCGCAGGGCGGCCCGGGTCGAGGGCTTCCCACGCGGTGCCGCAGTCGGCCTGGAGGACAGTCGCGACGAAGCTCCCGAGCTGGACAAGCGCGGGATCGCCGGGGGCGAGCGTGCGGTCCGTGGGGGGCCAGACGTCCGGCACCGCGACGGGTAGGGAGAGTGCGCCAACGACGTCGCTCAACTGCCAAGCGCCTTATCGAGAGCGTGCTCCACAGCGACCGCGAGCTCTTCGCCAGCGGCCTCGGCCGCGGCGTCGAGATAGGGGTCCGGCTGCGTGCCGGGGTGGTTCACGGCGCGGCGGAACATCGTGGTGCCGCCCATCGGGAACGCGAGCACGCCTGGACGCGAGCCGCCCTTCTTGAAACGTCCGGACGCGTCACGGCCGCCGCTCGTCTTCCGATCATGCGCTTCGATGCGGTGTGGCGCGGTGCCCGTGGCGAGGCGTGCGGCGTTCTCGCCGACGTTGACTGTGCCCTTCGCGCCCTTGCCGCTGTCGGAGACGGCACCGACGATGCTTTCGCGCGTCGCGCCGGTGCGATGCTGCCAGCGGTGCTCGCTGCGTGCCTTCGCGGTGACGATGACGGTCGTGTGGCCGACGGCGGTCTGGAGCTCGTTCACGAGGTCGCGATCGAAGGCTGCGGCGTCGGGAACGGCTTGAAAAATGTCCTTCACGCGAAGTCTCCAAGGTTCGAGGTGAACGACTGCGGCGGGACATAGGGTGCCTCTGCGCCGATCGCGCCCACAACGCCGCCGACGTTCGCCGCCGGGTCCGGGGGCGTCGCACCAACCCCGGCCATTGCCTTGCGAATCATGTCGAGCTCGCGCTCGGCGTCTTTTCGGAGTTGTACGTGGTCGACGACAATCGCGGCCGGGTGCGCCTTGCCTGCCTCCGCGACCCACAGGTCGAGCGCGAGCCGGCCGATGTCGCCGAGGTTGGCGAGCGCGAACGGCACATCGTAATTGCCGTTGGGCGTCCCGAGCTTCCCGTCGATCATACCCGCCACATCGAGGCAGTGCGTGTCGACCATCAGTTCATCAAGCATTCCAGGGCGCGAGCGGTCTTGGAGTGCTTCGAGCAGAAACTCGAAGGCGATCTTGCCGCGGACGTCGCGCACGCCGGGGATGAGCCCGAGGCCGATGGCGACGGTCCCGCCCGTGCCCGATCCAGCTGGATAGACGACCGTGGTGATTGTCTTGAAGGCCTTCTTGCCGGACGTGGCGCCGAGCGCGCGAGCGCCTGAGGCGTTCGTCCGCAGCGTCACCACCTCCACAAGCGCGGCGTCGTCCTCGTTGGTGCCAGTGATCGTGGCGGTGGCCGGCGCGTGTGCGGCGGTCCCCCCCACGAGGAACGCGAGCGGGCGAGGCGCGGCGGCCAGCGCGGACACCCCCGACGCGAGGAACGAGGACACGGTTCGAGTCGTGGCCTGCGTCGCCGTCGCAGCTTCGAGTGCTTCGGGCTCGCGCCCGTCCCACCCAAGGCCGGGGGAAATGTCCGCGTACAGGCGCCGCACGGGTCAGAGTTGCTCGAAGTGCGCGGCGAACTTCTGCACGGTGGGCCTGGCGAACCAGCCTTCGGTCCCGGTCGTCGCGCCGCGCTTCGTCTCACGCGTCTTGCGCTCCACGAACGGTGCGTCGAGCTTGCCCTTGCCCTTCCAGCGGGCGAGCACGCTGCCGGCCGGACCGCCGACGAACCGATCCGTGGCGCCCTGCGCGAGGTCGTCGACGGAGCTTTTCAGGCCATCGGGGAGGAGGTTCTTGAGCGCCGCGGCGGCCTCCGCGATCTTCTTCGCGCGGACGGGGTCTTCCTTGACGATCTTCGCGGGGCGGTAGAGAGCGTCGAACTCCTTGTCCTCCGCGGCCGCCGGGTAGTCTGCCGCGACGTGCTCCCAGGTGCCCTTTGCGAGGTCGAGCCGCTCGGGGCGCACGAGCCAGTCGCGGTCGAGCTCCTCGATGCGCACGCGCACCCAGCGCTCGTCGCGACCGATGACCTTGGCGGCCACGGTGATGCCGCCCTCGAAGTTCGCGCAGAGAAGCTCCATGCCGACGTCGGCGCTGGCGGGCTGCGGAGGAGCCGGATCGTTGGTGAGAGGTGTGTTCTTGGCCATGGTCGTACGTGTCCCTCAGTTGCAGTCCCCCCTGAGACGTTCCCCCCTGTGCACCATCAGGACGACAGCGCGTTCGTTAGGAGCGAGCCAGCGCGCGGAGCCACGGAGACCACGGTCTCCATGTACGTCTCGCGGATCGTGTAAACGCCTTCGAAGCCGTCCTGCGGGACGAAGATCGTCTCGTTCTTCAGCGCGCCCTTCCGGAAGCGCTTCGAGTGCGAGTACGACCGGACGCCGAGGCCGGGGTTCTGGCAGATGATGACGATCGAGTCGTTCCAGATACGGCCGTAGTTCGCCGTCTGACCGCTGTTCGCCGTGTCCTTCCAGGCCTCACCGACGAGGAGGTCGTCGAGCCCGTAGTAGCGCGCGAGCTGTTGTCGCGAGGCGAAGCCGTCCGCCGTGTACTTGAACAGGTCGCGGATCGCCGGGTGACGCGAGAGCACTGTGAACGTGTCAATCGACATCGCGCCGATGCGCTTGGTGGCGCCGCGAGCACGGAACACACGGATCACGGCGTCCTGGATTTGCTTGTTCGGGTTGCCGCCGCCCGACGAGTCGTACTCTTCGCCCGCGTTGATCGCGGTGATGTTCGCCGCCGCGTAGTTCGAGGTGGACGTGTAGAAGGCCGCGTCAGAAACCTCGCGGTTCCAGGCGTTGCCCTCCATCACGAGCAGGAGGTGATCGACCATCGGATCGAGCGGCACATCCGCGTTCGAGATTTCACGCGGGGTGACGAGCGCTTTCATGCCGAGCGGCAAGCACTTGTAGTTGTGGTCGGTGATGTTGATCCCCTGGTTCACCTCGGGGATCTCACCACGCGACCCGGCCGTGTTCGACGGGAACGCGAGGTTTCCTCGCTCGTCGTAGAACGCGAAGAGGTTACTCTCCTTGTCGACCTGGAACGGCTCCGCGAGCTGCTCGCCGATGTAGTCGGGGTTCGAGAACCGCACCGACATCTGGCTCATGAGCGTGTCGACGTGCACTGCGGCCGGGCCGAGATCACGGACGTTGGCGGCCGGGTTCTGCACGTACGCCTGGAGGTCGCGATCGCGCGCATAGAGCTGCGCCACCTCGTCCTCGGTGAAGATGTTGCGCCCGGACCGGATGGCCTGCGCAAGCAGGTGCCGCGTCTCGGCGAGCACCGCGGAACGATTCCGCGGATCGCGGATGAAGGCGCGCGCGGTGGGGAGCCAACGCTCCCAGGCACGCGCCTTTTCGGTTTTCTGGTCCTCGCGCACGGCTGCGTGGACCTCGGCACGGAGAACAGGATCGATGCGGGGCATAGGAGTCCCTTCGGGCTCTTGGCCCGGGGCAAGCGGTTGCGGTTGGGGCCTCGCGCGGAGGTGGGGCGCAGAGGCGGTGAGATCAGGTGACGGTGCGCATGTTGACGCCGCCCACGAGCAGACCGACTTCGTCGCCGTTCTCGCCCGAGTTCATGAAACGTCCGGCGATGGACTGCGCCGTGGTGCCGCCGCCGTTGTCGGCCGCGTCCTGGTACTGATTCGCCGTCGACGACATCACGGCGTAGGCGCCACGCGTGGCGGTGCCCGAGGTGACGACCTTGACCTTGATGATCGTGATGCCGTCCATGATGACTTCGACGGTCTTGCCGTTCTGCTGGTAGACGTAGCCGAAGCTCAAGTCGTCCGGCCCGGTGACGGCCGCGAGGAGGGTGTCGCTCGACCCGAACTTCACCCGGTCGCCCTTGGCGAAGGAGGGCATGGACGGATCGGTGAACGGCCAGATGAACGCGTGGTCGACGTTTTCGCGCACGCGAGGAATTGCTGTGGACATGAGGGATCTCCGAAGGGCCGCAGAAAACGGCGGTGAGGGTCAGGAGGGGAGCGCCGCGCCCGCCTGCTTCGCGAGCAGCGCGTCGATCTCGGCGGCGAGACTGCGGGCCTGAGGCTCATGGCCGGCGCCGGTGTTGTTTTTCTGATCGGCGCCCGTGATCGGCGCGCCGAGGAGGCCAATGTCCGGGCGCGCGTCGATCTCGGCGAGGCGCGCAGACCACGCCTTTTCGCCGAGCGTCGAGCCGGCCTTGTCGGGGTCGGGCGTGCGGTCCGCGAGGAGGAGGCCGGCCAACTTGATCTCGGTCGCGCGCTCCGTGGCGAAGATGCGCTTGCCGACGCGCTCGTCGATCGCCGCCGCCACGCGTTCCGCCTGGTGCTTCTCGGCGGTGGCGCGCGCAGCGGTCAGCTCCGGCTCCATCGCCGCGATCCGCGCCTTGGCGGCGTCCAGCTCGGTCTTGGTGACATCGAGCGAGCGGGTCGTCTCCGAGAGCTTCCCCTCGGCGGCCGTGGCGCGCGCGGTGAGATCCGCCACGGCTTTCTCGTCGGCCTCGGGGACGTTGGTGAGCTGCACGGCCATCGCCTCGTTGCAGGCGGGACAAGCGACGGGGGTGGTGGGAGAGGCGCGATGGGCGCGCACGTCGATCGGAAGCGTCTTCATGGTGATGTCCTTGGGGGCGCCGGGCTGTGGCGCGCGGGGGGTGGGGATGGCCGGCGTGGGAGAAGTCTTCGCGGCTCGCGTGTGCTGCTCGCGGTAGGCGGTGATCGCGTCCTGTTGGGCGATGGATCCACGGGCTCGCACGAGCTCGCGCGTCACACGGACGAGGTCTCGCTGCGACAGCGCGTCGTTGTTCGCGCCGATGTTGCAGATCGAGAACTCGCGCAGGCTGTTGCCCGAAAACACGACCACTTCGCGATCGCCAACGGTGCGCAGTTCCGCCTTGGTCCAGTCGAAGCCTACCGAGCCCATGCGAATCACGCCCTTTTCGACCTTCTCGGCGATCTCCCGGTCAAACTCCGTCGTGTCGTCAAACACGCACGTGAGCAGGAGCTGGTTCTTCTCGACACGAACGTTCTCGCAATGCCCAATCGCGAGCATCGAATGCGTGAACGAGCGATCGTGCGCCCACAGGAGGACGGGGTTCTTCCGGAATTGATCGAGTCCCCCGTTTTTGTCCCAATCGGCGATCAGGATCGATTCGTAGAAGTCGATGGATTCGGTGCTGGCGACCCAGTCGGCGACGACGAGTCGACGGACCTCTTTCGTGATGGGATGCGGGCGATCCTCTCGGCGCACACTGCGCACGTCGGCGTTCCGCAAAAGCATGCCATTCGATGCTGCGAACCCGTCATCTCCGGCCGGTTGGGGAGTCGCGTCGCGCGCGTGATCGCTTTTTCGTCCATCGGTGTTCACCATGGGGGTTCCGTTCGCGCCTGCGCCGATGAAGCCGAGCGCGAGCGCGCGGTTGAAGGGGGTGGGCTCGTTCATGTTCAGGCCAGGTGTGCGGTGATCTTCCAGCCGAGCTTTTCGAGACTCTCGATTGCGTCCTGAAGCGCGTTTGCGTCCGCCGTGAGGCGGAGTCCTTCGAGCTCATGGTACGTCTCGTCGACCTCAGCGATGTACGCGGCGAGGAGTGGCGCGAGCGACGCGCAGAAAGCCAGTCCATCTTGCGTCGGCGGCGGCGCGACAGTCGTTTTGCTGCCTAGGACCGCGAGACCGCTTGCGGTGCCGCCGAGGGTCACGACGCGTTCGGCGAGGCGGTCCACGAGGTCGTGCGCCGTCTCGTACAGCTCGCCGAATAGCTCGTGCAGCGGGCCGAACGCGGGGCCCTTCACGTTCCAGTGCGCGTCCTGCGCCGCGAGGTAGAGGACCACGCCGTTCACGACGAGCGCCTGGAGCTTCTCCGCGCCTTGCCGACGGATCGACTCGGGAGCGCCATTGGGGTTCGTAAAGCTCACTTCAAAATCCAGTCGTTCGGTGGGGCCAGCGGGATCACGAGCGGGCGGACGCTGCGACGGTGTGCGTGGCGCTCCAGACGTGCATGGTCGTTATCAATGCCGCGATACTCTTCGTGTGGGCAATGGCCGCAGTGGAACTCGCCGCATGCGCGTTGCGCAGCGGGCGGTTTGGCGGGTGTCCACGTCGGCTCGATGACAGCACCACCGTTGCCGGTACGCCACCACGTAACGAGTCGTTCCCACCACGACAACGTCGGAGCGCTTGTATACGGGGCCGTGCCGAGGGTGTCGCTCATGCTGCTTTCCGCATCCCAGCGGCGATGAGCACGCGGTCCACCCGGTAGTTCCGAAGCGCGGTCTTCAAACTCTCTTCGGACGCGTCTGGCTCGTTGTCGTTAGCTGGCTCCGTCTCGGCCTCTTCTTGTTGTTTGGCCTCGGTCTCCGTGGGAGGCGTCCAAAGCACGCCGCCGAGGACTTCCTCGCCTTCGTCTGGCTCGGGGGCGCCAAGCATTGACCGGACCCACGAAGCGGAGACGCCTTTGAGGCCCGCTTTTTCGACGAGCAAGGCGAGCGCGGTGGACATTGCAACAACGTCACTTCCGAGCTCGGTCACGAAGACGAAGCGGGGTATCGGCACATTGCCGAAGTTCGCGCGGACGAGCGGAGCGACAAGGTGGCGCTGGATCGTCCCCTCTTCGGCGCGCGCATCGATCTCGAGGACGCCGTGTGAGACGTTCTCCGCGGTGCCGGCGGTGCGCGCCGTGCCCTTCTTGCCCTCCTCGACGGTGAGCGTGTGGCCCGTGGCCGCCTTGCTCATCTCTTCGGCGAGGAACCGGGCGAGCGCTTCGTGCTGGCCTCCGCCGGCCGCTGCGGTGTTCTCGGGGAACTTGATGTTGAGCGCGGTGCGCTCGCTGATCCGCGTCCAGCCCTGCGACATCAGCAGGTTCAGCGCCTTGTCGAGCGCGGCAATATCCTCGGAGCCGGCGCCGGGCTGATAGGTGCCCCATCGGTACGGCTTCCAGGCCAACTCCGCGAGCTTCAACCAGTCGCCGATGTCCCACGTGCGGAACATGCTCGCCCACGTCAGCGGGCGCATGAGCCCCTCGCGAGGGCCAGCGGCGCCGTTGATACGGGGGCGGTGAACGATGAAGCGACCGGGAGCGTAGTCCCGAAGGAGGTCCTTGCCTGGATACGCGACGCCGTCGACAGGACCCGTCGCGTCGAACCAACGGAGCGAGCCGTCGATTTGCGAGAACACAAAACGGCGCGCGCCCATGGGGAGTGCACCGGCGGGGACAATGCACCCCTGCGTCTTCGCGTAGAGCACCTCGGATGCGGCGTAGCCGGGGATCGTGGCGCCGTTGAGATGGACCACGAGATCAGCGAACGGCCGAAGCTCCAACCCCTGCGCACGCGCCTCGCGGTGCTCGACGTCGCCCATTCGCTTGATCGCGTCCTCGAGCCACGCCGCGATCTTCAGGTCGCGACGCTTCTCGCTAGCCGGCACGATCTGCCAACCAACAGTCGAAAGGGCGTGTTCGCGACGGTAGACGACCGTGTTGAGGTGGCAGTCGCGGTTGCGCTGTTCCTCGAAAAAGTCGCAGAGCCGGTACATGTACCCCGTGTCGGCGAGCCGCATGAGGCTCGCGACGTCGCTCGGGGTCTGGACGCCGACGTAAAGAAGCTGCTGTGAGAGCGGGCGCGGCTTCTCGGCGGCCGTCGGTGGACCGGCGAGCGCCTGCGACGCGCGCGAGAAGAAGCCCGCCGCCAACGCCGTCAACGACGCAAAGGGGCCGCTGCGAGCGGCGGAGTCGGACACGGGATCAGCTCAGGTCCCACTCATACGCGACCACGTAGTTGTGCGACGCGTTCGGGGCCGTGTTCGGCGACCACGTGCCATAGGGCGCACCAGTCGCGGGCACGACGAACGTGCCGTTGGTGACGACCGCGCCGTCGAGCGTCTGCGCGAACACGACGGGACCGTCCTGGCGGACCTTCGCCTTCTTCGCGAGGCCGAAGACCGAGCCGATGCCGATCGCGATCGTGGCGCCCGTGCCGTCGGCGGCCGCGTACGCGATCGACGTGATCGTCTTGAACGCCTTCACGCCCGAGGCGGTGGCCGCCGTTTGCGAGAGGGTCACCGTTTCCGTGAGCGCGTTGTCGTCGATGTCCGTACCAGTGATCACGGCGGACGCTGGAGCATCCGACGCGGTGCCGCCGGCCGTGGTGAAGGTGATGTTGCGCGGGAAGGCGGCGAGCGCCGTCTTGCCGCCCGCGAGCAGGTCCGACGCGGTGAGCGTCACCGTGCTCGCGACGGTCGCCGTGGCCGTCTTGAGCGCCGTGGTGCTGGCCGCCGCGGGCGCCGCGAACTCCTGCGTGTAGATCGGGCCGGTGCTGCCTGTGCCAAACGGAACCCAGTCGCCCGTCGCGAGGCGATAGACCCACAGGGAGCGATCGGCGCGCACGAGGCGGATCTGGTTGTCGGGCTTGTCGACCGCGGGGAGAGCAGCGAGCGCCGCCGTGGTGGCCACAGACGGGCCGAGTTGGAGCGCAAGCTCGTTGCTGAGTGTGTCGCCGTAGTCTCGGGGCATGAGAAATCTCCGCGAAAGGTCGCGCGGCGGCGACGATCACAGGGGCGTCCGCGTTGCTCGGAGGTGGGGAGCGAACGCGCGCAGCGTAGGAACAAGGTAGGCGTTTCGGCCGTCACGGCAAGCGCAGCGATGACCAAAAGCGACGCGCGCCGGGCCTACGTTTTTCGGTATTCGGAGACGCGATGTGCAGGCGGTGCTACCCCGGCCCGTATCCTCGGCCCGCGCTGCGCCAGTCCGTTTGCGGGAGTGGCTCGGGCGGCGGAGGAGGCGCGAGCATTGTGTCGGTCAGTTCATCGTGCGCATCCGAGAACGCATCCGCGATGTCATCGTGCGGCCCATCGGGGAATGCTTCGAGCTCGTCCAAGAACTCCGCGTTCCACGACCCGCGCACGATCCGGAATCGCCCAAACGTGCCGCCAGTACTCTGCGGGGACACCTGCGCCGCGACGATGCCTGCGCGGGTGAGCTTGTCGCCACGCCCGCTCGTCGAGACGGTGTGCACATCGAACCCCTCCAGAAGGCGCACAAAGTTGGACGCCTGCGCCTTCCCCGCCTGCGCCGGATCGATTGGTATTCGAACGCGCGTCGTCTTGCCGTCCTCGTTTGCGGTGCTCTTCACGAGCTGCTCCACAACGCCCGGATGCGCGCGCCGCCCCACGAGGTGCTCGACGTAGTAGAACCCGTCCTCGTGCTTCGCGAGCTTCACGCCGCGCGTCCAGTCGGGATCCGCATTGCCCGTGCTCGGCTCGGTGCCCGCGAGATCCCACGCACGACACCGGACGGCGCGACCGGGCGGCACCGCGTCCACGATCTCGAACCACGCGCGCTTGAACACCTCGCCTGCTCCATAGGCGACGTCCCAATCGCCCTCTTCGAGTTGCTTTCGGCGCACAGGGTCTTTGCCCGCTCGGATGCGCGCGAGGTAACCCGGGTCCTCTTTTAGCAAGGCGGGGTTGTCCGACAGCTTCGCCGGAACGAACGTGCGCGAGAGCGCGGCGGCGCCCATCGCGTCGAACGGCTCCGTACTGAACCGCTCGGTCGAGCCGAACATGCTCACATAGAGCACTTGTCCCCCCTCGGCGGGCGGAAGTGGGTTGCCGCGCGCATCAAATCGCGGAGGGAGGCCCTTACCGCGCGTGACGCGCTCCGCGCCGTAAGCATCGGTCCAATGCTCTTCCCAATCGTCGCAGCGGAACTTCTTGTCCAGCCACGGCCCCCATCGGCGCTTCACCCATTCCGCGCCCGGCCCGCCCGGGTTCGTGGTCGCGCGCACGATGCGAGGAAGGCCTGCCGTTGAGCCTCGGAGACGCATCACGAGATTGTCGAACTGTGACTCGAGGAAGTGCGTCAGCTCATCGAAGCCAATGTATTGAAACTCGTCACCATCGTGGGCGCGAGCATCGTCCTCGCGCTGGCAATGCCAGAAACGAACCTGCCCACCACCGTCTACGCGCCAGCGATGGTCGTTGAGGTTCTCCCGAGCAATGGGGATCGATGGGGCGCTCTTGCCGGGTCGGCCGAACTTGTAGATTTCGCGGGCCTTCTTCAGCAGGTTGTCGAGTTGCGGCGTCTCGCGACGGAAGATGATCGCGTTGAAGCCAGGGCGATCGAGCCACTTCGCCGCAAGCGCAACGAGCATATCCGACTTGCCCCCGCCCACTTGGCCGCCGTATAGGATCTGCTCGACGTGGTCCGCTCCGTAGCAAAACGTCTGCGGTCCAGGCTGCGGGCTCCACTTTGGGAGCGCCTTCTTTCTCTCCGCGCGACGCTGGTGATGCAGGGCCACGAACCCCGCGAAGGCCTCGTCGGGCGTCACGTCGCCTCCGGGAGCGCGGGGGCGGTTGAAGGCGCGAGGCGCTCCGCGAGCAGGTCTGCCGCCGCGTCGAGGACCGCCTCCACCACGTCGGGTGCCACCTCACCGAGGCGAGCGGATACGCGCGCAACAATTGGCGCGGGCGACCCGAGCACGCCCTCCACGGTCTCCACGTACCGCCGAGCGGCAGCCACGAACGCAGGGTCCGTGCCGAAGTTCACGACGACCGACTGAGGCGGCGCCACGCAGCCAGCGATCTTCGCGATCTCCGCCCGTGCCTTCTGGGCAACCGCGAGGAACTTTGGCTCGCCCGCGGTGGAGAGCGGGTTGCCCTCCTCGTCGAGCACGCTCTTGCTCGCCTCGAAGGCCTCAAGCGCGATCCGCTCTTGTTCCTGGAACGCGCCGATCGCCACTTGTCGCTCGGCTTCGATGCGCCCTCGGTCCGCCTGCGCCGCCACGACACCAGCTTGGTGACGGTCCCGGACAGCGTCCGCGGACAGGCCCCAAAGCGCGGACAGGTGCCGGACAGAGGGCCGGCCAAACCACTTCCCCTCGGCGATCATGTCCGCGCACACAAGCGACTGTTCTACGAACGATTTCGCCTCGCTAGGGTCCATCGCTAGTCGCGCGCGCGGGGCACCGGACACCTGTCCGGACTGTCCGCGGACACCGTCCGGCTTCGACTCCTCCTTCGGGGTCTCCCTCGGGGACGGGGACGGCGGCGGGTCCGGGGGCACGGGAGCAGCCGAGACAGGATCCAGCTTCAGGCAGATCGCTCGATGGTCCCCAACGCTGGTCTTGCCGACCCCGTAGAGCTTGGCCACCGCACGGACGCCCATGCCCGATCGAAGCGCCGCGTTGATTGCACCGACGTCCGCTCGCCGTCCGAGGGCGCAGCACGCCTTCTCGCTCATGCAGCCGCTCGATCTTTCTTGGGTGAGCAATTCTTTTCCATCTTGACGAACGCTTTGCGTCCTGTTTCGCTCCGCGCGCGGTCTCTGGTGGTGTTCTCCCTCGCCGAACCCGCTTCGCTCGCCGCTCCGCGCTTCCTCGCGGTGACGAGCCGCGATCGGTGGGGCCGGTTCTGCCCGTCGAGCCAGTCGAGCAACGCTTCTCGGATCGCGAACACGCGCCCTGTCCGGGTGCGCAGAACGGGCAGCGGGTCCGCCTTCCGGTCCGCCAGCGTCTGAGCCAGCCGCACGGAGGTCCCGATGATCCGCGCGACGGCGACCCACCCGGACACGCGGTCCGCCTCGGGGATGCTCTCCGGCGACTGCCAGCGGCGGCGAAAGGCCACGAGCCGCGAGCGGAGCTGCCAGGGGCTGCGGTCGTGGTCCGCGCTGAAGAGCCGGAGCGGGTCGGACGGGCGCGCGAGCAGCTCGTAAACGGTCGCAGGCGAGCAGCCGAGCACCCCAGCGACGCTCTTGATCCCCTTCACGGCGACGTCAGCGGGCGCCTCACTCCCCACGCGACACCTCGGAGGCAAGGCGCGGGCGAGCGGGCGCGACGATCTGCACGGAGCGCACCCTGCCACTCGGGCGGACCTCCCCAACGGCGGCGGCCTCGCGGGCGTCCCTGGCGAGCGCGGCGGCCTGGCGGAGGATCTGCTGAAGCTCCGTCCGATCCTCGCGAGCGACGGCGGCGATCACGGCACCACGGGCACTGCCGGCGAGCGCCACGTCCGCGGCAAGTAAGTCACGAGCAGCCTGCGCCGGCGTGACGGACCGCTTCGGCTGCGACGGGCGGTCCTTGCGGGGCGCGGGCGGGTGAGCCTGGCGACGCGCGGCGTGTTGCCGGGCGGCCACGGTGAGCGGGGCGACGTTCACGAGCTCGCCGAGGGCGGCCTGGAGCGTCGCGCGGATCTGCGCCAGCTCGGGGGCGAGCGTCCAGCCGCCGAGGCCGTAGAGCGCCTCCAGGATACTGCGCTGCGTCCCCGTGAGGTGCGCGAGCCGTGCCGTGACGCAGCGGTGAAGCCCGGCGGCGTCCAGCGAACGGGCCTCGACCGCGCGAGCTTCGACGCCGTTGGAACGGCCGCCCCCCTGAATCCCGCTCATGGCCATGTCGACGAGCGGCCCGTGTGAGCTGCGGACGCCCATCGCAGACGCGGCCTCGCCGAAGAACCACGCCAACGTCGCGGGCGTGAGAGGGCGGATTTGTTGCTTAAATCCAGGCGGTTTGGCGCCGCAATGGTCGCAGCGCGTGGCGTTGCAGGTGCGTGACTCCATCCGGTGCTCCTCGACAGGACCGGCCCGTCGTGGTAGGGGTTGCGCTCTCTCCGCGCTGCCCGTCAGCACCACGCCCCGCGCCATTCCACCGGCCGGGGCGTTTCTTTTTCAATCGTCCATCTGCTCGATCACTTCACGCCTCGGAGCACGGTGCCCGCCGGCAGCTCCAAGGTCGTCACCCCGTCCGGCAGCGTCGCGACGTGCGATCGGCCCAGGGTGATGCTGCTACCTTCGGGACCACTCTCGTAGCGCCGCGGCGTGGGCTCCATGTGGGGTTTGGGCTCGGGATCGTTGACC